TAGGTGGCAAGTTTCTTGATGAAAGTCACTGGTGGGGTAGTTTCAAACACTTCTTCTGGTGTAGGTGGAAGTGTTTTTCTTGTGCTGTAGGAAGAGGGGAAAATTCTTTTAATGATATCATGGTAGGGTTTGTTAGGAACATCGTCCACCAATGGTTCTCCTTTCCAGAAGATTTCTCCCTCAACGATGGTCATGCTGGTATCAAAATCATCAACAACAAACGCGTAAGTGCGTTTCTCAAGGCTAGTAAATCCGATAGTTACATCACGCAATTTAATGATGATGGTATCTTCCAAGGAAGAAGTCCGCTCCTCATTATTAAACGTTGCAACGAACGAATAAACATCGCCTGATGCCCATGTTGACATCAGTTGTCGAACAACATTGAACAGATAGAGTTGTTGCATGTATGTAGGTTGAGACATTTTCCCATCGTCCATGCGGTAGCCTTTGATCTTATCAAGGTGTGAAAGGGGATCATCCACCAATGTCTCCCAGTATTCGTCATACACTGCAAGGTACTGATAGTCAGGGGGAGTGTTAATTTCAAACGCTGACACTGATTGATGGTGATGTTCAGTTTGAACACCACAGTGTCGCTTAAAGCTTGATGCGAATTCTGAGTACGTACCAAAAGATCCACTTTGAGTTGTTCCCTTCTTGGGACACATGCCCTTTCGCTTGATGGTATAGTATTTGTCCCTCTCTGCAAAACCTGCTGTGTTTTCTAATTTAGAGAACAGGCTCTTCATTTGCTTGCCGAATTCCAATGTAATACATCTTCTAATGATCATATTCCTGTCGTCTTCCACAAGGGAAGTCCAAATGCGGCTTTTGGAATTTCCGCAAGCCACTACTGTATGATAGCCATGTACGTTGCCATCATCAACTTCAGAAACCAGGAGCTTAAATACGTTCAACATTTCTTGCTGTATGGTAAAGTCATCAAAAAGGATAACCTTGTCCTTACCTTCCGTTCGAATGGTTTCGATGGTTTTTCCCAATCGGAAAAACTCCTGATTAACATGAAGGAGACTCAAACTAGGTATCTGTGACACTGCGTTAGTGACGAGGAAAGATTTTCCACAACCAGAAGGTCCAAGTAGTAGTAATGGGGCTTGTCGTTTGACAGTGCGAATGGTACTTGGACTGATGTTAGCCTGGTTGGTAGCAACAGAACTGATTTGGGATAGAATAGATTCATTAGAAAGTGCTCGTTGCAAATTGTGAAATCTTGGAATCAAATAGGAAAAGTCCTCTTTATTGTAGAGGAAAGGACTATGTGGTACAGAGATGTACTTGTCTATTCCTGCTTTAATGAGCGTTTGACGATACTTTTCACGAAAGTGGATTTCTCTAACTCTCATCATCGAAGCCAAATTGTCGAGGTTGACTTCACAGATGAATCCCGGATCTCCTGTTTTTGGATTGTGGGAGAAAATGCATTGTTCGTTTCGCTGATCGTATGCAAAGTAGCGAGTTGGGTGCTGAGCAAAGAAATCAGCGTCAGGTTCTTGACCTGGGTGTTCTCGGCACCATTGTTCCATATGAACGTTGGAACAAAAGATAAAATAATGTCGACGACGATGGAAGGTGTCGCGATCATAGATCTCTGCACATCCTTGAGGAAGAAATGCAGCGTTGGAAGTGGCGATCATACATGAGGAAGTGAAAGGAGTGCCTTTCTTGGCAGTGTCAGCATGGATAGTGTCACATGCGATGCCAGTTGAATATCGGTGCCATTCCTGTATATCAACACCACCACCATATTGAAGCATATCGTCAATGATGTAAGTGAACTGACCAGTGTAACCAGAGGCATATTTGTCAGCTGTAGTTCGAACATAGGTCGTGCGTCCTGGAAAGGCTTTACGACAAATATCCAAAGCTATGGTAGACTTTCCAACACCTCTACTTCCGTAAAGCCAGAGGAGGACTGGTTCTTGTTTTCCTCCACTAGACTTGATGAGATCTATTCTCCTATTCTTAAGGGCAACGAGATTTTGTTGAATGTCTCGCATGATGGGAGCAAAGTTGAGAAGACTCTTCTCATCTGCGCTGAGCCGAAAGAATTGCTGGTTGAGAATATCAGTCGTTTCTTGAAGTTCCGTGATGTTTTCCATTTGAAGAAGTCCGAAAACATCAGTTTTAGTGTCATCCAGGTACGTGCGGATCCTGTTGTCAAGATCGTTAATGCTTGCCGCGAGTTTTGCCAAATTGCGGTGTTTGGTTGAAACGTACGTGGCTCCAAATAAAGTATACATTGATCCTAGAAGAGAATCAATGCCTGCGTCAACATGTG